TATTCGCCAAACGCGAAACTTTTGGCACTCTGCGAGCATACTGAAGGAAAACTGAACATTTCTGTCTTTGATCATAATTTTCAAAATCAGTAGATGTAATATCATCTCCATCAATTGGTAAATTATTTGAAATTCCTCCGGCACTATAAGTTGCTGTTTGAACTAAATTAGCTTTATGCTTATCCAACCCCCATTCAACGAATGTATTCTTTGGTGCTGAACCGCGTTTTACCTGACTTAAAAAAGGACATGCCTTTTGATCCACAACTACAAGAAGGTCTGCAAGTGACTCTCTGATAAGGGTTTGTGAAGTTTCTACTATTCCTGCCATAATTATTTTTCTCCTAAATTTTTATAATATTGATTCGATATAACTTGTTGCGTCATCAATGTTTCCGGAAGAAGCGCGAGCTAATAACCCCTCTTTATTTTTAGAGGGTTTTCCTTTCACTACAGATGGACTTTTGCGACTAGGTGATGATGGAACTCTTGGTGCTTGAGCGACTTTTTTACTCTGTAATTTTCGAGCATTAATTGCTTTTACACCTTCAACCATATAACCAATTGCTAGGTCTCCATAGGGATCAGATTTTAGATACTTAGATAGATGAGGATTATTTTTTAAAATTGTTTGAAGCTCAACATTTTCAGGAGAATTGCCATCTTTCATCCAACCAAATGTGGATTTTGCAAGTTCTCGCTGTTGAGTTTTTACTTTAATTTGATTCCGCACTTTTGGAATGTTCTTCCGCAAGTCCCTATCGGTTTCGACCATAAGCTTGCGAGCCACATGACTCTCCACTTCGTGTTCGTTCCCCTGCAAATCTGAGTATTCTCCACCATCGGGATTTTCTAATAACCAATCCCTCAGATGCTCCGCATCTTCCTCTCTTTTATCTACTTCTTCGTGGGAAGAAACATCATCGAATTTTTCAATTCCGACATCTTGATAATCTTTCCTCGTTCCCTCTAGATCAGCGAGTTTTTTTTCAAGAATTTCTTTTTCAGCTTCTGCTAATTTTCTAGCTTCTACTAATTTTCCTATTCTCTTTTTAACCCCATCACTATCCTGACTTGGTTCCTCCGAATACTCAGCGGACTCAGGTTCAGGTTCAGGTTCAAGTTCCGACTCAGGTTCAGGTTCAGGTTCAATTTGTTCCTGCTCCGGTTCCTCGGTTTCTTCACCAACATTTTGACTTTCAAAGAATTGACTTGCCCCACTCGCTTCAGCGATATCCGCGAAACTTATAAGACCTTTTTCTGCTGTTAGAGGTGCGACCTCATTTTCTTCTGACATAGTTTTTTATTCGTTAGCCGATTGAATTGACTCTCGTTGTGAACGAGGAACTATGCGTAAAATTGCTCCTACCAACAGGTAGTGCAAGTCGGACAATGAAGTTGCTTTTACTTGTCGCTAATAAAGCGATACCAAGTTGATCGAGTTCTTTGTTTGTGGGTTGAATTCCATTCTGAACCTTTGTGCATTTCGATTTCTCCACGCTTCATTCCGTTGGAAATTATACGATATGCCCTATTGGTTCCAATGTTTGCACTCTCCAAAAATTCTTTAAATTTAAACCAACCTTTTCCCTTTGGAAGGTTTTCGGGAGNATCAATTAGATTCTCTAACTTTTTCCAATTTACCTCCATAAAAATTTACCTTCAAACTTTCGGGCGGTATAGCAAGCCCATGACTTATTTGAAAAGTACCCATATGCCCACCCTGTTTCGTGAGCAAGTCGATTCACCTTAGCTCTATTCCAATCCATGGCGGTAGTGGCTAAACACCCTGCACTCACTCCGGCTCCACCTCCCATTTTTGGAATGGATGCGTGTTGGATGCTGTGAATGTGACCATGCACCACAAGACCACCGGACTGACTGAATGTCTCGGCATGTCTTTTTGTTGCGGTTACTCCATGGTAAAATCCATGAACAAAATTTATTTTTCCAAGAGACAGAATTCCTTTGTCAACATCGTAAGGATATGTCTTACATTTTAAAGATCGGCATTTTCGCTCAATGTCTTTGATGCACATTTTTGCGGTATCGCGAATTAATCCCAATGAATGCTTTTCTGCGGTTTGCCATAATCTGTCATCGTGATTCCCTAACAAAAAATGATGAGGTTCAAACTTGCTTAAAAAATCCATTCCTGCTTCCACATCAGCTTCCATCGAAGCATTTCTTTCTGCCGGATCAGCGTTACGCATAAGAGGTGAAAAATCAAAAAGGTCACCTCCGAAAATTCTCACATCGGGCTTAAACTCATCAACAAATTTTAAAAGTTGAGCAACTGAATCGTGGCATTGTTTGTCACCATGCAAGTCAGAACAATACACAAAACTTTTCATTCTTCCTCTATTTCGATTACGCTCATGTTTGCTGTGTACTCAAAAGCTAGTGTTCCAAGACAAGCGATTATTTGCCGTGTAGTCAGACCCTTTTCGATGAAGTCATCACAAATTAAATTTAGTTCGTCTTGTAACTCATCTTCCCAATCCTCCATTTTTTTGCTTCCTCTAGTTTTGCTTTCAAATTACTGATTGCTTCAACTCGCCCACTCGCGTGACAGAGTTTATTTGTACTTAACTCGTTATCAGAGACCTCATTTATTGCGTCTAGCAATTCCAAGTCAATGATAGTATCAAGAGCTTGCCACAACCTTGAATCTTGTCCTTGTTCCGCGAGAATTTTCCGGCATTCATCGTGCGTAATAGGATTAGGGTATTTAACCAAATACGCTTTTGCCCGAAAAAGACTAAAAAGTTTTTTAATAATTTTCATTGCTGTTTACTGATTTTACCCCAACTCGTCCGATTTGTGCGTTTTCTCTTTGTGCAATGCCAAATTGTAAATATTTAATCCGGTTATCAGCGAGTTGTTTAACTAATGGTTTTTCTGCCATTTTCTGCTGTAGCTCTTCACTTGACTGAATTATTTGTTCAGCAGTTTGCTTGCGAAGTTCAAAGTTCACTCCTTCTTTTGCCATTGGTTCAATTCCGCTCATAATACGAACCCACGATAATTGCTCATCATCGATCTCTTTCATTGTTGCGGTATCTTTGTCCAAGATAACTTCTTTTGCTAAAAGTGGATCAATATTTAGAGCAATGTAATTTAATAATTTATTCCTATCCATTGCTCCGGTAGTATCAAATTGAGTCAATTTTTGAAGTGAATCTAATTTCTTTTCCATGAACTCAGGGTTCAATGTATCCACCGAAAATCTCAGACTAAGATCATAACGACCCTGAATATCATCCGGATCCACCATGACCTCTTCGGGAGGAGCGCCTGTCAAGCGACTTACAAATTCAGGTGACAAATATTGTTGGCACAAACAAAGTGCTTGACCAAAAGCTTCCCTCCAAGAATCCAACCATCGATTCACCATACATTGCTGATAAAGCAATTTTGCTTCCGGTTTTTCAGGGTCACCGAAATATCTAATAGCGTCCATCATCGATGCTGACTCTGCCTCTATTGAGCCTGTGGATGGTGGAGGTGGGTTCATCCACTCTATGTCATCGGGACGAGTAATTGTAATTTGACTTGCCGGAGCAATCATTAAATTTAATCCACCTCTTCGTGCGTTTACCTTTAGTGGAGGTATGACTGAAATTTGACTTGCATCAAGTCGCAGATTTCTTTGCGTTTTTATCTCAAATTGATTGGGTGCTACAATTTCAGATATTCCACGAGCATCAAAAATCGACTGAGATAATCTCTCGCGAGAGAATAGCACAAATGGCATTTGATTGTGTCCATACTCTAAAATATCATGCTTGCCGTACGAGTCATTTATGTGAGACGAGAATGCTGTACAGTAAATGGCAGGGACATTCGTATCTTCATCGTAAACTCGCTGATAAGCATAAAAAATCTCGTACAGATCGTCATACTCCCCCTTAACTCCCTTACCTAAAATATTTAAACCTAACTGAATTGGACTCCGGTGATCCTGCTCCGCAACTCCGGTCAAACCTTCAGTTTTTTCTAAAACTTTTTCAACGAAATCTTCGTCAAAACCTTCTGTGTTAATTTTATCTCGCAGTTCAGTTTCAGACATCCACTCTCTGCGCATTATTACTCTCGCCCGATCTAAATTCGT